ACTCATATCATTCCTTTTTTATCAGATTTTACTGAATTATAACATTATTGTAGTATTTTATCTATTCTACCACGCTGGAATATACCTAGATATTCCATTATCATCTATTTTTATCCACTTTGTTGGATTTCCTACTGTTGGGGCATTTGAAATTGTACCTGCCTTGTCTGAGCTATAATTGCTTAGAGTTTGGCTTGTTGCTATTAATTGAGTAGCATTATTTGTTAGAGCCGCATCAATACTTCCGCCAGAAATTGAAATGTTGCTTGAATCTTGAGACGAGACAGTTCCTAGTGTAGGTTTGTTTTCGATAGCATTCCAATCAAATTCTCTAATTATTTCAAGGTTATCTTCTAGTGCTGCAGAGAGATTCTCAATCACAGATAAAGCATAACTTGCAATATTTAAAGCACTATCTGCTGAGATAGATACAGTTTCTATACTTTGACTGACGGTTTCTATGCTTTGATTAACAGTTTCTATATCCGATGGTGTCAATTGAGTAGCTTGTTGAAATAGATTTTCAAATGCTCTTATTGCTTCTGGAGTAGGTAAAAATTTCGCCAGCTGATTACGAGTAAGAATTATTTTATCAGACATAACATTGTTCCAATTTAACTTCCAATCTTACAATTGAAATCATAGAATCTGAATCCCCTCTAAATCTCTGTATTCTTAATCTTTTCATTAGTCCTTGTAAAAACCAAACTAATCGTTTTTGTAGCTCTCCAGTCTTTCCAACTCTAATCATTTTATCCTGACTCCAAGTAGTTCCATCTAAGCTATATGAAGTCGTAATATAAGGGTTCTTTCCGAACTCTATTCTTCCTGTTGTTGCTATTAGCTCTAAAGAGTTTATTATCACTCCAGTACCTTCATTGTATAATATCTGAGTCGAAAATTCCCAATTTATTACATCTCCATAGTGTGAAGAAACAGTATCGGTTAAATATCCTATTTTATTTGATGTTGGGTCGCCTACAATCCATTTGTTGTAACAGAAAACATGGTTTCTTGCTCTATATTGAGATTTTCGATTAAGTCCAGAATCTACAGTGTGCCAGATTGGCTGTCCTACAACTTCGCTTGCTGACATATCATAAACTAAAGTTTCATCTAATAAGTGAATCATAATGTGAATATGCCCATTGTAAATTCTGTGTTCCATTATAGTATTCGCAAGCTCTGCTTCAGTATAGGTTGCTAATATTTGCTCTACTTCACTTGTTGCAATTCTATTGTTTTGTCCATTTATCCCAATATATAATGAGATTGCCTCATTTAATGAACTGCCCATAAAACAAACTAAATCATTAATTACTGTATTTGCATGTGTTCCAATGCAACCTTTGTTAATTGTTGCCCCTTCAATTCTTTGAAAAGGGAAATTGCTACCCCCAGTATTTTGAAAAAACTCAATAGTATATCTATTTAAAGCAGCAACTTCATTTCTAACTTTTTTAATAGCTACAATAGGGTCTGGATTAATCTCAGAACTTCCATATTTTAAAGGATTTACTGAAAATGGGTCTCCTAGCTCTGTTACTATTAAAGATTCTCCATCTGTAGTCATAAAATAGCCATCTACCCAAATAAAGTCAAGAACTGTGCCTAAATCTGCATCTGTTACCTGTTGAAATGTTGTCCCATTGTATAAATAGAATCTACCCCCACTATTAACTGCTAAATAATCAAAACAATATCCAAAGGTACATTTCTCGCTACCTGTTCCAATATCGCCAATAATAGTTATCGTTCCGTTCTCATCAATTTCAGATAAGTTACTGCCCAAAGCTCGATACATGATGCCATTCCAATTGATGCCACCTCTGTCGATACTATCAGTCTCACAAAACTCAATAATTCCATCAGTGTGCCTTAAATATCCATCAGATAATCCGCTTTTTTTAGGTACAGGTACTAAATTTCTAGGATAAGATGTTCTTATTTGAGCAGCATTGTCTGTAAATATCCCATTAAGAATTGGTACTTGCATTTTATTTTTTTATCCTATTCTATACCAGTTAAGATTCGCTTTGTCGTATTTTAGTTTAAAAAAGCATTTTCCGTTATTGATAGTTAGTGTTGCTGGCGCACCATACACAGCCGTTGCTCCATTAGCGCTTACAGTAAGAGCTGTAATATTTTTAGTTGTATTGACTACCACCTCTTGTCCATCAAGGACATTTGCAGCTGCAGGCAATACTAAAGTACCACTGTCAATTACTAGACTTGGAGTAAGTATTAAGTGGATGTTTTGTTGTGAATCTGTAATATTCAAAGAAAAATCGCTATTTGGTGCTGAATATTGAGTTCTGTATCCACTCATATTAATATCTAGATTAGTATTCACAAAATCAGAAATTGCACCAACGCTTACTTTTCTAGTGTCACTGTTTTCTGTGTCATAACACAATAATAAAGTCCCAGCTGATAAGCTTGAGATTGTAGAGAATTGATTAATGCTTGCCATTTTTTATCCTTAGTTAAAATCTACTATTTCGTTTTGACCATCAGATACTCTTGTTTCTGGAGTATTTAAAGTCGTCCAATATGCACCAAGTTTATTTCCTGCTCCTGATGGAATAGTATTGCTTAGTTGCATTTGCGGTACATTTGAATCTTTATTTATCAAATTTCTAAAAGCTAAAAAAGCTGCTTGTTTTAATTCTTGAGTAATTACCTTACCAAAAATAGGCGATAATTTTAGTGCTAAATTCTGATAAATAGCTTCGTATGTATAATCTGGCACGCCACTTTCTGTGGTTATATCGCTGTCGCTTTGATTTGTTGGTACTGTGTAATTAAAATTAACTCCTAATGCAAACCAGCTTGCTATCATTGAGTCAAGTCTATTTAATGCTATTGAATACATTTCTGGCTGAATATCATATTGATAAGAACCAATACCTATCTCCTCAAATGCTGCATTAATTAACTGTTTCTTTGTCCAGCTCATCTTTTTTTACCTTTCTGCTTTTTGTAGCAGTTTTTTTAGCTTCTAATTCAAAAGGATGTTTAACATATCCCTTTTTTAAAAAGTCATCAACCTTATCGTCTTCCACTGTTATGTAGTCAAAAGTAATATTTTCCCATGTGGTTGAACTACCACTAATGTATAACATTGTCATTGTTTTCCTTTATGTTGAAAAGATAGGGAGAAACTAATCTCCCTATTCTAGTTATGATTGAGAGAATAAAATAATCCCATTCATTTCAGGGTTTGTATTTACTACCCCGAATAATGTATCCCATCTATATTTAACATTTTGAGTATTAATGTCATAGAATTTTTGCATTACTATTTCTACACCGTTATCAGTTGTTGCTCTAAGAACTGCAGCACCAGAATCAGAAGGTACAGGAATTCTTCCAGGCAATAATTCAATTGAATCTTTAAACCAGAATGGGTTAGCTTGAGCTGCTGCTAGATTTAAAAATGTAATAGTTGCTCCACTTGCAGGAGTTGCACTAACATTTTTATATTGAGCTTCTGCATTAGTTGAACCACCACCAGAAATAATTGCAGGAGATACTTTAACTGTACCTGTTCCACCAGCACCACTCACAAGCTCTATAACTCTGAAAGTTTTTAATTGACCAGTAGATTGTTTTGTGATAGGATGAACTGCATACACACCAGCGATTGTGAACGCATCGCCAACTGCTACTGTACCAGCGGCAACAGTGATTGCAAGGTTTTGGTATCTATTGTCAACATTTGCCACTTCTCCAGTTGTCGCCGTACTTGTAGCTCTTGGAGTATGGTATTGGCTAGCTCCATTTACTGTTGCAGTTGCTGTTTTCGCTTCAAGTCTATAAGAATAATCAAGTTTGAATGCTTCAAATCCTGAGATATTTCCAACGCTTGCTTTGTCGTATGCAGTTAAAGTCTTACCAGATAAAGTTTGTCTTGAAGCTAGGTTGTTTGCCATATTGTTATAATCTCTTGAAGATAACGCAAGATATCTATCCATGCTTTGAACACCGTTTTCGTTCATCATTGAATCTGCTTGTGCAATATCATCAAATCCATTTGCAGCTGCTGTTCTTTGAACAACTAAAGTTCCTTGTAAAGATACAACATTTGAAATTGCAAGATTAATATCTGAAGCAAGTTTTTGTGATGCTGAATTTCCAAGTCTTCCTTCTTGAAGCATATCTCTCAATTGTTTAGCAGTCAATTGCATTGGTACATGTTTTTGATAACCAAGTGTTGCAGGTACTGATAATTGTGTAACATCTTTAAAGTTAGATGTAGCATCTGTTCCATCGTATGATGTCATAATATATGGTTGTGGTCTCCAGATAACATCTCCACTTCTTTCCATATCTTGAGAATTAGAATTATAAATTCCAACATTTTTGCTTAATACTAAAGCATCATTAAAACCTTCAAGCATTTGCTCAAATGCAACTCTTTCTTCTTTACTAAAGCTATTTGCCATTTCTTATCCTTTTTTTATTTTGTTTGTTTTTTATATTTATATACTTTCGTATAATCGCCTGTTTTAGCTGCTTCTCGTCTAAGAGCATCTAAGTGCATATCATTTGATAATTTAGCACCACTGCTAACAATTACTCGCTCTGGCGATGTGGATGGTCGTCTTTTTTCAACCTTTAGTTTTTTTTCGAACTCGCTCATTGTTAGTGCAAACAAAATAGGATCTTTAATAGATGATAACTCATCAATCTTCGCTTTATTTTTCCCGATAGCATAAATCAACAATGCCGAATCATTAGCAAACTTTAACATTATATTCTGTTGGTCAATATTAAAACTTTCTCTTATCTTCTCTTCTGCCAAATCATAATCTGGCACTTTTAGTTTTTGCTTATTGTCCGAATATCGTTTCATAATGCTAGTTGCTTCTTGTTGTTGCTTTTCTGTATCTTTTTGTCTTATTAGCTCTTGCTGTCTAACAATTTGCTGTTCGTTATACCAAGCATCCATAGCCCCCTCGTAGAGTTCCGTGTCATAATCAAAATCTTCGATTTTAGGCTTATGTGACACTTGCGCTATAGGTACTACTGATTGCGGAGCTTTAACTTTTGCCAACTCTTCTTCAAGTAAAAAAATCTTTTTACTTTGTTTCTTTGTGTGTGCTCTTAGCTCTTTAATCCAGTTTGGTGCTGACCTAGACTCTTCGTTCTCTTCGTCTTGTTCGGGTGGCGTATCCCCATCAATATAAACAATATCTTCGTCGTGAAAATCATCCGCATTTTCTACTTCAGTCTCTTCTACTTCGATTGATTCGTCTATAATGTTTTCTACCTGTTCGTCAAGATTTTCGTTTTCCATAATAACTCCAATTTATTGGGATTGTTGTAATTTTACAACTTAGTGAAAATTATATCAAATTTATTTCACTTTTTGTTGTTTAATACCTTAATGCTGTTTCTTCCCCATTATCTTGCAGTTGTTTAATACTGCTCGCAGCCTGCTGTTTTTCTGTTTCTTGTTGCATTTTCATTAGTTTTTCTGCTGAATCTAAAAAGTGTCGTTGTCCTCCTCTGTCCAACTCTGCCATTTTTTCCATAGTTTCTGCTTTAATCTTATCTGATTC